TTCGCAGAGCAACTGATACAGGACGCCATCACGGTTCCCGGCCTCAGAAGCGTCTGCATCCGCGAGGTTCAGAAGTCACTGAAGGAGTCGGCCAAGCGGTTGCTGGAAGACAAGCTGTCCGAGTTTGGCATTGGTGAGGGCGACGGCTTCCGCGTGCTTCAGGACAGGATCGAGACGCCGGGCGGCGGTGTCATCATCTTTCAGGGTATGCAGGACCACACGGCGGAAAGCATCAAGTCGCTGGAAGGCTATCAGAGAGCATGGATTGAGGAAGCGCAGACACTTTCGGCTCGGAGCCTCGGCCTTCTACGTCCTACAATTCGCGCGGAAGGTTCGCAGATTTTCTTTTCGTGGAACCCCACGCGGAAGTCAGACCCCGTAGACCAAATGTTCCGCAGTGGTGATCCGCCGACCAATAGCGTTGTTGCCAATGTGAACTGGTCAGACAACCCGTGGTTCCCTGCGGTTCTCGAACAGGAACGCCTAGACTGCCTCAGAAGCCAGCCTGACCAGTACCCGCATATCTGGGAGGGCGACTACGCCACGGTTCTCACGGGCGCATACTACGCCAAGCACCTTCAGGAAGCCCGCGAGCAGGGCCGCATCGGCAAGGTACAGCCTGACCCCTTGATGCAAGTGCGGGCCTTCTGGGACATTGGCTTCAATGACAGCACGGCAATCTGGATCGCGCAGTTCGTCGGCAGGGAAATCAGGGTTCTCGACTATTACGAAGCGCAAGGCCAGCCGCTCGCGAGCCATCTGGTATGGCTTAGAAGTCGGGGCTGGGATAACTGTCTATGTGTACTCCCCCACGACGGTTCCCAGCATAGCAACATTACTGGAATCCGCTTCGCAGATCATATCCGCCAAGCTGGTTTCAAAGCTGAGATAGTAGACAACCAGGGCAAGGGCGCTGCCATGAAGCGCATTGAAGCGGCCCGCAGGCTGTTTCCGTCCATCTGGTTCAACGAAGACACAACCCGCGCCGGATTGGATGCTATTGGCTGGTATCACGAGAAGCGCGACGAAGCCCGCAACATTGGCCTTGGACCGGATCACGACTGGTCCTCGCACGCCGCAGACGCATTCGGCCTGATGGCCGTGGCTTACGAAGCCCCGAGAGAGAAAACCAAACCCCGTGAACGCGCCCATGTCGGCGGCGGATCGTGGATGAGTTAGGAGGCCCGATGGCTTCGGAACGTGATAACCTCGCTGAAGAGCGCGAAGAGTTTGAAGAGGCCCATGACGCGGAGGCTGAGAACCGCAACGTGGCCTTGGATGACCTGAAGTTCGCCCGCCTCGGTGAGCAGTGGCCGGAACAGATCAAGCGCCAGCGCGAGTTGGAAGGCCGCCCCGTCCTGACCATCAACAAGATGCCGTCGTTCATCCGTCAGGTGGTGAATGATAGCCGTCAGAACCGCCCGCAGATCAAGGTTAAGCCCGTCGATGACAAGGCTGACGTTGCCACGGCTAACGTGCTGGAAGGTCTGGTCCGCAATATCGAACGCACGTCCAAGGCGGATGTGGCGTATGATACGGCGGTTGACTACGCGGTTTCGATGGGCTGGGGCTACATCCGAGTCGCCATTGATTACGAGTACGATGACACTTTCGACAAGTGCCTTAAGATCGAGCGGGTTGCGAATCCGTTCTCGGTTTATGGTGATCCGAATAGCACCAGCATGGACGGCTCCGACTGGAACCGCGCATGGGTCACGGACCTGAAGTCCAAGGATGAGTTCAAGGCCAAGTACAAGGGCGCTGACCCCGTTGACTGGACGGATTTGGGCTATGACAGCCTGAAACTGCCTTGGCGTGACGGTGATGACGTTCTGATCTGCGAAAGCTGGCACCGCGAGGAGACGGAGCGCGAGATTTACCTTCTCTCCAGCGGCGAAGTGGTCGGCGCGAAGGAATATCAGGCCGGGGCCGATGTGTTCCAGATGGCAGGCATTGTGCCTGTCAATTCCCGCATGGCGAAGGCGTACAAGATTACGCAGCGCATTATGACGGGCGCTGAAATTCTGGAAGAGAACGAGTGGCTGGGCCAGTATTTGCCCATCATTCCGGTCTACGGCGAAGAGATCAACGTAGAGGGCAAGCGGTATTTCCGCAGCCTCATTCACAACGCGCTCGACGCACAGCGCATGTTCAACTACTGGCGCACGACGGCGACGGAACTGGTGGCCCTTGCGCCCCGCGTGCCGTTCATTGGCGAAGAAGGCGCGTTTGACGCTGACCCTAACTGGCTGACGGCCAACTCGCAGAGCCACGCCTATCTCCAGTATTCGCGCGGTTCACAGCCCCCGATGCGCCAGCCCATCGACGGTGGCGGCGCTGCGGGTGCCATGTCTGAGGCCCTTGCGGCGTCGGATGACATGAAGTCCATCATCGGCATGTATGACGCCTCTCTGGGCGCACGCAGCAACGAAACGTCGGGCCGCGCCATCATGGCCCGTCAGCGCGAGGGTGATGTTAACACCTTCCACTTCATCGACAACCTTCAGCGGTCCATCCGCCATGTCGGTTGCGTCCTGATTGACCTCATTCCGAAGGTCTACAGCGGCCAGCGCATCGTTCGCATCCTGGGTGAGAACGGCGCAGAGGGCAACGTGAAGCTGGGCCAGCGTGACCCGCAGTCGCCTCCGCCTCCGCAGCCCCCGGCTGGGATGCTTCCGGGCATCGAACACGTCTATGACCTTGGTCTGGGCCGCTATGATGTGGCCGTTGATACGGGTCCGTCGTTCACCACCCGCCGCGAGGAAAGCGCGCAGCAGATGGTCGAGATGATCCGGGCCTATCCGCAGGCCGCGCCGCTGATTGGCGATATTATGGTCAAGGCCCTGGACTGGCCGCAGGCTGATGAGATTGCCGAACGCCTCAAGGCGATGCTTCCGCAGCAGATCAACGGCGGCCCGCCGCCTGAATTGCAGCAGATGATCGAACAGGGCCAGCAGCAGATACAGCAGTTGCAGTCCGAGAACGAGCAGTTGAAGTCCAAGACCCAGCTTGACGCGATGAAGCTGGAGATTGACCGCCAGAAACTCCAGATTGAGGCTTACAAGGCCGAGACGGACCGCATGGCGGCGGATCAGGCGATGGCTGGCCCGCTTCCCCCGCAGGCTCCTGCGCTGGCAATCAACATGCCGGAACAGGTTGGCGGGGCCTTGGCAACCAACATGGCGCAGACGATTGCCCCGATTATCGCGCAGACGGTTGCCCAGACCATGCAGCAGGCCATTACGACGATGCCGCCGCTCCAGGTCAACCAGCCGCGCATGAAGCGCACGCCTGTCCGTGACCCGCAGACGGGCCTGATTATGCATACGATTGACGAGCCGATGGACGAGGCTCCGCAACCCCCTCAAGAGCCGATGGTGAACTAGAATGGCTGTTACCTATCTTGCATCCCTGCGAACGAACCGCCTCAATCTGGTGGTGAACGCGCTCGGCACGGCCACTGGGCCGACCATTTCCACGACTGGCACGGCAGCGGGTACGCTGGTCATTGGCACCTCGGCGCTGTCGGGCGGCACGGGCGTTCTGGCGACCATTACGCTGTCTACCACGCCTGCCACGGTGTCGGGCGATACCCTGACCATTTCGGGCGTGCCTCTCAGCGCCACGGCCTCGGCTACTGGTACGGCGGCACTTGCTGAACTGCGTAACAACGCAGGCACGGTGATTGTGGGCGGCCTGACGGTTGGCACCTCTGGCACGAACGTCATCATTTCCTCGACCTCGATCACCTCCGGTCAGACGGTCCAGGTGACTTCCGGCACGATTACCCACCCGACCACGTAAGGCAGGGCGATGAAAACGCACGATTTCGTGTTTTCGCATGAGACTGACTCGGACCACGTATTCGTGTGTTCCAAGTGCGGCATGGAATTGGGCTTCAACAAGCCGGGAATTGGCACGCCGACTGCTGACTTGAGCGGGGATGTGCCGCTGCCTGCGTATGACGCTGAAGTTTACGTTCCCCCATGCGAGGTTCAATGAACGCTCCGAAGACCATTAAGCGCCGTTCGATCCACTCTGCCCGCCTGGAGCGTTGGCTGGGGAAGGAGAAGATCGAAAAGCTCGCTAACGACATGAGGAATGGCGGTGGTCCGGGCAATCGCTGGTATTGGAAGCCGATTAACCTCCGTGATGTTCCCGGTAGCGTCTGGATCACGGCGGATGGTGATTTTGTGGGTGATTTTGAGCGCGGTTACTTTGACACTGCGCTTGATAGTCTATCTCGCCACCTTCGTGACCTTTGGAAGGCTGCTGGAAAGCCCATTTATGAGCCTGAGCCCGTTTTCGGTGCTGGTTTTGCATCCATTTCTGATGCTCTGAGCCGCGCCTCTCAGGGTTATGGACAGCCGCTCAACGGCAATATCACAAAGTCTGGACCAACTGGCGTTCAGGGCGTCTCCTCGACGCTGTGGCGCGTTGGTGCGTCTCCTGCGGCTGGTTCTGCGGGTGCTGCGGCCCCCGGTGGCACGGCGCATGTCGAGAGCAACACGGGCGCATTGCAGTACGAAAACCCGGCA